AATTCCCTCTCTTTTTTTTACTTGATCCCGATAAGCGTAGGCATTTTCAAGCTTTTGAAATGCTTCTTCGGGAATTAAGAATGGCTTCTTACTCGTTTGCAACCCGCCACGAGTGTCGTATCCTAATACCGTGATTGGTTGTAAAGACATTAATTTCCCATAGCTATAAAAAATACATTCCCAAGTCCTGCTAGAGTGAAACCTGTAGTCGTTACACTGCTCACGCCTATAGAATTTCCATTTTGACTCATCGCAACCACACCGAAACAGTTATTTGGAAAAGCACTTCCGCATTCCGTAACAAATAACTTTGCTCCTGCCCCAGAAACTAATCCCCATTTAAGAATGATTCCACCAAACAACATCGTTGTTCCACCACTTGCCAAAGCCCCTTGTCCACTAAAGAAAGGCCCTGTCATCTGATATGCAGTCGCAACAGCATCTCTTAAAAAAAACATTTCAGATGAGCCTGAAGCAGTTTTTGTAAATAACCCTCCTTCACCAGCAAGAGTTGCTGGGTCAGGTGACTGGACAGGCATTTCTACAAAGGCATGTTTACCTTGACCCGAGTCATTTGGAGCTACGTGATTTACACTCATCACTGTATTGTAATTTGCAAAGTTGTTTAATATCTGAGTTCTTGATCCGCCTAGTGTTTGGCCTGATGTTGGAATACCTGGTGTAAATGTCATTTTTACCTCTTAAACTGAGCCGAACCACCCAGCTCCTTGCCCATAGTTATATTGCAATTGGTCCGCGAAGATCGTGCTTACACGTTGTTTGCCCATCTGGGCATATGTTCGTGTTTCTGCAATGGCATATCGTTCCTGTAGCATCTTATCCATTAATGCAACTCCATCACTATCAAGCCTATCTTCATAGATTTTTTTAGCCGCCCCGATAGCAATACATTCCCACCACTCAGATAATTCAGGATTGCCAGCAAATGCTGGTGTATTTGCTAAAGCCTGTGAAGGCTGACGATAAGCTACGAGTTCGATCGTGTAGCCCCTATCGGGAACTGGTCTTAAAGTAAATTGATTTTGAAAGAAAAGAATGGAGAGGGGAATAGAGGGCTGATAAGGATTGTACTGGATTTGGATAGAATTTCCCTGAGGGATAGCTTGTGTAAAAACTAAACCTGTTATAGCGCCAGTGCCATAATCTATAGTTCCTGCAAGACAATCTCCGATCAAATTTCCTTGTCCATCATCTGTGACATTCATTGTTGTGCCGACAGCAACGTTTGCTGTGATCAAAATATTTTGCACTCTAGAGACGGGATAAGGAATATCAGAAATGGACGTGCTAGTTGTGTTTGAAGGATCGTTATTAACGCTTCTAAGAATTGGCCTGGCGGAAGTGAAGCCGCTATAAGGACCTGTTGTCCCATCACCCGTAGTGAAATTATTCTGATATTGCCAGTTGAAATTGACTCCATAAAAAGACCATGGGTCTTGAAAAAGAGCGATTTCTCTATTCATGCAATAGCATGGCATCTCTACTGTCGTATAATTTTCCGAATCGAATGCGTAGGTATCGATACCATTGATTGTATTGAAGGTGTAAACGTCTTTAAGTTTAAGTGCTCGATATCTAGCTGGAAAATCATACAAATAGAAACTATTAACGTAGTCAGACAAGCCAACGCTATTAGGATTAGAAAGATCTGGCACATCTGGCAACTGAAAGGGATCAGATGATCCCGTCAGTCTTCTGATTTTGGCAAAGATCATTTGAAGAACGGGTGTTCTATTGGAACTTGCAACAGTCATTTTTTTTCTTATTTAGACTTTTTTGGATGTTTCATGCCTTTCACAAAATTCTTTTCCATGCTTTCAGATTCATGACGACGTGATTTCATCGATTGTTTTTTTGTCGATTCTTTCCCTCTTCTCATTCCAAGGGATTCGTCCATTTTGTCTTTCAAAGATTGTTTTTTCATTTTTCCTCTAGTTAGGTGCATTATCGAAAGGTGAACTCAAATCAGTCATGGGAATAGGGGAGTCAGGCACTATTCCTGATCCTGCTGGTACAAGCAATGCGGGCTGCACAACTGTCCCAACAGGGGGATAAACAAAGGGATTCAGTCCCAATGTGTCTATTTCTAAAGTAATGTCATTACCGTCTATCTCTAGAACACGTGCAGAAGCATTATTGATTTCAGTCATTCCGTATGGTGGTGAAACACGAAATGAAAGAATCTCTCCAACACTATATTGTGGGGTTTCATCCACTGTTACTACAGCCTTTTGAGCGTTGGTGATAGCATTGATATGTGTAATAAACGGGTTATAATCACTATATGTGTAATTCCAAGTATTTCCCGGTATGACATTGTGAAAGGTCATCTATAACACATCCATAGGGGTGAAACGTGTTCGCGAATACTTTTGGATCGTTGGAGGGCCTTTGAATCTACCATCCTCAGTCATCTCTGGGTTAGGGGTTCTAACCTTAATGAAAATATTGTTGAGATGTTTCACCAGATTCATAGGAAGGTCTACAATCTCTCCATGATTGATGCGAACAACTTTGATGCTCTCTCCTGGGAAGAAACGATATGAAAAATCTAGCCATCCGCCTTGAGCATCGATAAACTCAAACATACCTTTAACTAGCTTCTCACTCTCTTTTCGGAGTTTTTCCATTTTTTCTTTGGCTTCTAAGCGCTGTTTTTCAGTTGGCGCTTTGTATTTATGAGGATTAATTTCTACAATTTTCATTTTTCACCTAAAACCCCACTCAGATGTTAATCTGAGTGGGAAATGTTATTATTGGCTTGTGTACTTATCGTACTTATATGCTTGCCACATCCACACATCGCCTGTAGTACCATTTGCAAAGAGAGAACCTCCGAAATGGATTAGTCGAGTGTTTCTGTCATCAAACGCATCACGTAAGTTAGTTCCAGGTGGTTGCTGAGGGCTAGTAGCGCTGCCATTATCAGGCACTACCCCAGAAGCAGATGGAACGCACACAGCTGGGCTAACGCCAGCAGAAGCAACGGCAGAAGTTGGGAATGCAAACGCTGTATAGCCAGACGTATCTAGATCTATGGTGATCGAAGACACAGTAGCGCTATTAGTCACGCTTAAAACTCTCACTTCTTTGTTGTTGATTTCAGTCATTCCGTATTCAGCTGGAACGCGGAAAGAAACGATCTCACCAGGTGTAAAGTCATTTTTTTCTGTAAAATACACTACAGCTTGAGCTGCTTGAGTAATGTTGGCAATCCATCTCCAACGTGGATACATTCTGTTAGGAATGAATTTGATTACTTGAGCAGCTGTTGCATCAGCAGCAAATGTCATCCCTGAACTTGCCATATATCCGAGTGTAATGCTGGTATTGGCTGTTACTGCAGTTACCTGGAAGGTATAGCCTGCAATCTGAAGCTCACCTGTAGTTGCGTACAAGCGAACATAATCTCCAACTGCAATTGTTCCTGTGTTTGCCATGGAGACAATAAATGTACCTGCATTTCCTGTAATGGCTGTAGCTGCTAAAGCTGCAAATGTAGGTGGATTGGTTGTATCGTATGTTCTAATCCCATCTGAAGACGCAAATGTTGCGATCATAGCAGGGTTTGAAGCATCACTTGTCTGGCGAATACCTTTAGCGGTATCCTGAGCCATTGATTTTTCCCAGAACCATTCGATTTCTTGGGCATCACTTAATTCTCCCCATCCTGTTGTTGCGCTAGAACCAAGGTTGCGAGCGATAATGAAATCAGGAGGGTTTTGGCTTTGGCATTCCACATCTACAGCCGTACTAGCTGTAACTGTGAATTTGCCGCCTGCAATCATTTGATATGGTAACATAATTATTCCTCCTTAAATGCCTGTTGATCTCAAGTTTTGAATCCACAGGTCATTGGTAATGCATTGACCTTGATAGAAGGAGCATCCAGCTGTATGACGAAGCATACATGGGTCGTTGTTGTAACCAGGTGGCAAGTAGATAAAGCGAGCTTTACCTCCTGCTTGCCAAACCACCTTGTAAGACTCTTTTGCAGCTACAAAGCAGTTAGCAACATCATTTCCTAATAAAGATGCGTTTGGTGTGACGGAACCTTGTTCTGATACAAAGTAACGGACGTTGTTGACGCCTCCCCATTCTGTGCTTAGAGTTTGAGAGATGTTTGGATACTGGAATTTGCGTACAAAGCCTTGGATGTTGTTAAGAACAGGAATCATTCTTGTCGTTAACATACAACCATAAGAATCACCGATCGGACTTGTTCCAAAGCGATCCTGAGCTTCTACAATATTAGTTATATACTCAGCAGAGTTGTTCTGAAGTACAGTTACAACATCGTCTACGTCTGAGATTGCCATCTCGGTTGGGAGGTCGCCATTTGTACCACCAACGCAGTTGATGATAGAGGCGCTCGATTCGAGTTGGTCTCTAATAAGAACATCTTGGGTTTCACGAAGTGCCTGACCAAGTCTGGCCGCCGCGCTGTTAAGCACAGGGTCCTCATTGGTGATCGTGACCTGGCGAGTTAAAACGATATAAGTCGCATACACTCGTACGCGGCAATCCACGTCAACACGATTAAGTTGTTGAGGTGGTGGGTTAGTCTGTGCATCATCGAGGGGCACAGGAAATAGATCCAGACGGTCATATCTAGACTGTCTGTCAATAAAGCCTTGGTTGTCTGGGAGCTCAACTGGTACTGCAAATAGCATGTGAACCAAGTTGCGCTCAGGTGTGGACAACAGCTTTGCGTTATATCGCTGCTGAATCTGTGGAGGCAGCGAAGAAATCGAAACTGTCATGGTTCATCCTTATGATATTGGTCGAACCCCTCCTGCCAGCTGTGCACATTGATTCATCTCTTTCCAAAGTTCTTGCTTCATTTGCTCAGTCAATTGGAATGTTTGCGCCATAGGGCGCTTGTCGAAAGCTTGAGGGGATTGGACAGTTTTTTGATTCTGCTCAATTCTCTTTTCGACTTCTTTTGTTCTTCTTTGAGCTGGAGCTTTTGCGGCAAGTCCCATGGATTTGATATATTTATAAGTTTGAAGTCCCATCTTATAAGGATCTTTCAACTCAACAATTGTCGCAGCCAGATCGGGGTCTTGTTGTTCTAGTAATTCCAATGTTT